TATAAAACGTAATCCGATGAGACCGCCTGACAGCACAGCGATAATGCCAGCGCCAAAGCCAGCCCATTCTGTAGGTGTCATGCTTCATTTGCACCGATGCCGTAGGCACTGTCGGATTTGTCTAAAGCCCTAGCTGCTGGTCCTGCGAGTGCTGCTACTACTACTGATATAACAGGATCAAGTCCTAGCTCATTACTTGCTAAAAATGTTAGTAATGATACAAGCACACCCCTAAAGTATGATTTGAGTATTGCTTTTTGTTTATAGCTTATCTTCATATCTTGCCCCCTATTAGTGGTATGTCGAACGGTCTGCCGTCTGTATCTCCTGCTTTAGTAAAACTAATGTGTATATGTTTTGTGTGTGGGTTGATGCCTTTGTATCTGCGCCATTTATAGTTTAATAATTTAGAAGCGATGTGGTGCGAGAAGATGACGTATGATAAACGTTTATCGGTTTTCGCACATTGTTTGATTTGGTCAGCCAAATAAGCTGCGATCCCTTCTGGCTCACCCAGGCGAGAATCAATATCAATGGCTCTGACCCACCCCTGCTCATCTGGATTATGATCTGATTTTCTTCTGGCATGGCGACTATCGCCCAGCCATCCTTCACTGGCAAGACCCCTAGACGGAAACCACGTATCAACTTGGTTTCTTAACTGCACACCAGCTGCACATAATTTAGGATACATTTAACTTAACTTGATGATTTAAGTTCACACAATCCCATGAAGCAAATTCCACATTTTGTATTGCTTCTGCGTGGCATTTAGGCGGCATGAAAACATTTTCTAAATGTTCCCCGCCAATGTAAGCAGGGTTTCGATCTGTATAAATCATTTCATTTGCGTTTAATGTGTAATCATCATTAACAATGATAATGTTAATTACTGTATTACTGTTATCTAATATTGCTACATTTTTACTCATACTGTGTACTTCACAATCACTAGACCAGCGTATCCATTACCGCCACCGCCACCTTCTCCGCCACCGCCGCCACCTGAACCAAATGAAATTGCAGCACCACCAGTAGTAGTTTTACTACCAGCACCACCTTGTCCTGATGAACCACCTGCACCTGCTGTACCACCAGAGCTGATACCACCACCACCACCAGCTGATAAATGTGTCATAGATGTCAAAGATGTAAAATTTCCAGAAGTTAAATTAGCGTCAATGGTAGTAAGTAAATATCCAGCGCCACCTGTACCGCCTAATGTACTTGATCCATTACCACCAACAGCTGTAGCACCACCGCCACCGCCAGCACCCTGCTGACCGCTTGGCGAACCATCTCCGCCAGTATTAGTGTTAGAACCTGATGCAGCTCCACCACTATCAAAATCTACTGAACCGCCACCTGATCCACCACTTGACCCAGCAGTATTGGAATGTGAACCACCACCACCACCGCCTAATGATGTAACTGTTGAAACACCTACAAATTGAGTTTGTCCACCTCTAGCACCCAAAGTATTAACATTTGTACTACCTGCACCTAACGCACCTATTGTAACTGTGTAAGCGCCAGTAGTTAAAGTTTGTGTAGCAAATAAATCTAATTCACCGCCACCGCCTGCGCCAGCACCACCAAACCCACCACTCTGAGATTTTCCACCGCCACCGCCACCGCCACAAGACAAAACAGAAACTGTGCCACTTCCAGTAGCAACTGTAAAAGTACCACTAGCAGTAAAAATATGATACCTAGTACCACTTACAGTCGAAACCTCATTACCGCCAGATGCGCTAAAAGGTATGGCTGGCACACCTAAAGAAGTAATTAAATTACCGATCATTATGCAATAGCCCCAACTACATACCACGCATTAGCAGCTGTTTTAATACATGCTGCAGACTTATATTGTGCAAGTGTTGGAGATGCTGCTGTAGCGCCTGCACTTAATACTGTTGTAGTGCCAGGTGTTACTGCACTAATTGTTACTGTGCCAACACCAATACTTAATACTGTAATGACTGTGCCTACTGCAAAATTATATGTAGCATCGGTTGGCAACTTGAATGCAATAGCAGTTGCTTTGTTCATCTGCACTAATTGTTGGTATTCATCACCACTAGCAGCTGTGTAATCTGCTGTCTTAGCAACTTGCACTGCAAAGGCTGGTAAACCGTTAAAAATTGTACTGGTAAGAACATCACCAGTAACTACTGGAAAAGTTGGCATTTATATCTCCTTAATAAGATAATACGCTCTCGTCTATGACACCGTAATCTACGTTGCCTATTATAAACCCATCTATGACAGGTTCTAGCGTACCTAGCACTGTACGGAAGCTGTTTGGCGTGATTGTGTTAGATACACTAAATACCTGCAGGGTATCCTCTAGTAATGACCCCCCTGGCTGGGTCGTAGATACTGTTATAGGGTCAAAAAACTCTAGGCTTAAAGCGGCCACTATGCCTGTGTCGTAGTTAGGGGTGTATAAATCCAACTCTATTGCATCGCATCTGATACTTGTTTCTTGACGTGAACTGACATAAGCCCTGGCATAGTCAAGCGCTACGGCATCGGTCTCCATAAGTAGATCCTGCAGGTTATAGCTGTGTATAAAATATTTAGCAATACTGGCTGCGTTAGTGGCTGTCTGCGGTGTGCCGCCTGTCCTAGTTACTGTGGCTGAGTTAAATATAAGATCATCGTTTAATAGCCAAGTGGCATTAGCGTAGGCAATACCACTGCCATCATCTGCAAACACTGTAGGCGTATTACCTATTGACGATACGGCTGTAGCACGATCCTTAAATACAAAGTCGCCATTAAAATCAGCAAAAAATGCACCATACTCTGAGTCGGCTACGGTCTGCATAGCACCTAATGATGTACGTGCTGTGCCAGGATCAGCTTGTAATGTTGTCTGCCCTGCATCTATTACACGTGCAGTCGCTGGCCAACTAATTTGATCTAGTATTTCATTAATGCGTGTGCCTGAAAAGTCGCCTGCCGTTGCACCAGTAACTGTACTTATCTGTGCATTTTGCGCCAAGCGCATCGCATCTACCCCAGATATTGTAGTGAACGCAACTTCTGTAGCATCTTTAGGCTGTGTGTTTACGTAGGAAGTAATAAATCCCGAAAAAATTGGATAGGTAATGCCCAGATGCGTAGCAGTTATTTGCACCTTCTTCATCGGTGTCAGCAAGCCATAATACGGGCCAGTAACATTAGTAGGGTTAAAGTCGCCATTTTGATCCACTATGCGTAAGGTGATTGTGCCTGTTTGAAATTGGTCTGCTAAAGCACTACGCCCTGATTGAGTTTGTATGTAATTTACTTGGTTAGATACATCAACAATTACAGCTACAGCATCGGCAAAGACGTTTACACCGATCTTACCTATATCAATCTGCATAGCCTGAGCCGTTGATGGCCCAGTGCTTAGGTTTAAGATTGCGTTAATTGTAGGTATTGACATTATTGTATTAAGAACCCACCAGGTACTAGCTTGTTCCCGTACTTTAGGTTGACTCTAACTATTTCGCCTACAGCCTGTACTAATTTATCACTACTTGCATTTGGATCTAAGGTTAATGTGGCTTGTGGCATAGGCGTAGGTGTAGCAGCGGCAGCGGCAGCGGCTACTGCAGGTTGATTAGTTACGCCTTGTGGCACTGCATATTGACCCATGTTTGCAAAATAGGCATCGGCTTGTGCTTGCAATCTTGCAGATGCAGCGGCTAAACCTGCTGCTGGGCCTGGGTCTATTCCTAAACCTTTATTGTATTCGACCAAACTCTTAAATATTTCATCGTACTTATTAGGTAAACCACTCAACGCATCAGCGGCTTTAGTAGCACTAGCAGCCAATAACTCGGTTGCGGTCTTAGCGTTTAGCTCTGCGTTGTACTTTTTAGCCAATGCCTCATTATTATCTAATATTGCAAGTTGCGCTTTAATGCGTAATTTAGTTTCTTCATCGGTTGCAGCGTTAAGTGCTGCAGTAAGTCCTATGCGCTCTAGGTCAAACTTGTCTTTTAATTTATCTACTTCGGTTTTTGCTTTTAATTTTGCTATCTCTAGCGCTCTTAATCTATCTAATTCTTTTTGTTGCCGTACTTCTGTTCTAAATACTTGTGCAGATATACGCCCTGCGCTACGTTGCTTATTAAATGGTAATTCTGCAGGTTTTTGTTCCATTTTGCCTAAACGTGCTAAAGCTCCAAATACGCTTATGTCAAACAAGAATA